GGCGGGACGCGAGGAGAACGTATACGCGCTTTATGCGATGTATGGCGACGCGCTTCCTCCTACGGAGTTTCCCGCGTTTGGCGATATCGCATGCCTGATACTGGCCACGCCCATGATACTGGAGCACGCGGCGAGGCTGACGCGAGAGCTGCGCAGGGACGTCAGATCGCGCACATGGTTCGTGACGGCCCGCGAGGCCGCACACGACCTGCTGGACGCGAGGGGCGATGACGGGCCCGAGAAGCGTGCGGTGCGGAAGCAGGCGAAGCTGGCGGTCGCCAAGGAGGCGGAGTCGATGTTGATTCGGGCGAGCGAGGACTATCGGGCCATGAGGGCAGGATGACGCACGAACATCAAACCCAATTTGACAACGATGCGATGGCTCGGCGTGCCGAGGTTGTGGCGGCATGCGATCGAACCCGGAACGCGTGGGAGGCGGCCCTGCTGGAGCTCGGACGGGTGGCAGGCAAGGACGCGGTAAACACTTACCTCTGCTCGCGGGGGCTGCGCCGAGCCGCGGACGCCGAGCACTTCACGGAGAAGGCGCGCGCTGACGCGGAAATGTCCGCATCGGACAAGCAGGTGTCATTCAAGCGATGAAACCGCTCCTTTCGCTACGTGAGGCCGGCGTGCGCCTCGGCAAGTCGCGCCGTGCCGCAGAGCGCTGGTGCAAGCGGCGGCTGCGCATCGAGCCCAACCTGTTGACCCGCGGCGAGGGTGGCGCGTGGGATGTGCGGGCCGACCTCCTCGACAAGCTCACGGGGGCCGTTGACGCCTCGGTTCAGGCGCAGATCGACGCGCTGCAACGGCAAGTGAATCGCATCGAGGCTCGCCTTGACTGCATCGGCGGCACCACATGACATCCGTGGTCACTGGTGGGCGCACGGGGTCAGCGAAGGTCGCGTATGGTCGAGCGAACAGAAGATCAGTGAAGGCGGCAGACTTGGCAAGGACGCAGGCGGAGCGGGACGACCCCACGAGGTACGACCCCAGATACGACGGGGTTGACGCGCTGGCCAAACTTGACCTTGCCGGCGACAGCGACCGCGTTCCGTGGCGAGCCATCCCGCTCCCGTGGATGCTCCGAAGCGCCGCGCAGGTGGCGCGAGATTGCTGCCGCCATGGGTGAGCGTATCGCCGATGACGGCGTCAAGAACGCAGCGATGCCGGGAGACAACTGCCCGGACTGCGGTCACGTCGTCGCGCACCACACGAACCCGTCGCCGCTCCGGCCGAAAGGCGGATGCGCCTCGCGATGCTGGTGCGAGCGCAAACGCAGCACGTTCGTCGAATCTGACGGCAATGGCGGCGCGAAGTGATCGACCGATGGCCCAGGCTCTTCACCAACAACTATCAGCCCGCTGACGCCGAGTTGGACATCACGGCCAAGCAAGCGCGGAGTGACCTCGTGGACTGGTCAACGATTCTGTCGTGCGTATTCATCCTCTCGGTCATCTCGGAACTCGAGCGCATCGCGGACGCGAAGGAACGAAACCGGCCCCACTCCTGAGCGGGAGGGGGTAGGGGGTGGGTCTCAGTAAGTAACTAGTCAACGGCGAGGAACGAGCCGGAGACCAGAATCAACCTGAAAGCGTAGGGAGTCTCGCAAACGGCCGGACATTCCCCAACGAGGTTGCACAACGATAGGGTCGCTCAACGATGGGCACGCCAAGAGGTACCGCTGAGGAGGTCGAGAGGGCGCACCGCAGGGAGCGCGCATGTCGGCTCCGCGTGAGCGGGAAGACATACAGGCAGATTGCGTCGGCGCTCGGCGTCGACGTGCACACCGCCTTCGAGGATTGCAGGCAGGCCATCGCGGACATTCCACGTGAGGCTGCGGAGGCTGCGCGAGACTTCGAACTTGCCCGACTCGACGCCGACCTTGCCCGCCTCGACGGGCTGCTGCGCATCGTCCGCAGGTCGCTGGTCGCTCAGGAGCCATCGCTCGAGGCCGTGGACCGCATCTGCAGGCTGACCGAGACGAAGCTTCACATTGCTGCGCAGCGAGCGAAGCTGATCGGCTTGAACGCTCCTGAACAGGTTGAGGATGTGACGCCAAAGAATGAACGTGATTCCGTCGACGCCCTCACCGCAATGCTCGCTGGCCTCGCAGTTGCGAGCGCTCCCGGAAGTTCAGCGCCTGGTAATCCTTGACGCGCTAGGGGGTGACGGACGCAGGCGTCTGCAATACGACTGGCGCTTCTGGGCGCGTCCAGACCAACTGCCTCCCGCAGGCGAGTGGGACACGTGGATGCCGCTCGCGGGACGCGGGTGGGGTAAGACCCGCACCGGGACCGAGTGGGTCCTCGCTCGTGTCCGTGCAGGGGCCAAGAGCATCGCGCTTTGCGGCAGGACGCCGCAGGACGTGCGCGACACGATGATCGAGGGCGAGAGCGGCATTCTGCGTTGCTCGCCACCGTGGGACCGCCCGAAGTGGCAGCCGAGCCTTTGCGCGCTGACGTGGAAGAACGGCGCACGAGCCATCACGTACTCGGCTGAGAAGCCGGACAAGCTGCGCGGTCCGAACACCGATACCGTGTGGGGCGACGAGCTTGCGTCGTGGTCGCACCCGGACGCGTGGACGCAGCTCACGCTCGTCCTTCGATCGATGGCTAGTAGACTACGCCCGCAGGCGATGGTCACGACTACGCCGCGTCCAACGGACCTTGTGCGGTCGCTCGTCAAGAACCCGATGACGCGGGTCACGCGCGGGTCGACGTACGACAACGCCGCGAACCTGGCGCCGGCATTCCTTGCGAAGCTCGAAGGGCTCTACGGCGGCACGCGCATCGGCCGACAGGAGCTCTTCGCGGAACTCCTGCTCGACGCCAGCGGCGCGCTCTGGCGCCGTGACCAGATCGATCGCGACCGCGTGTCAGCGGACAATGACACCATCCGCTCGCTGAACCTGCAACGCATCGTGATTGCCGTTGACCCGGCGATGACGAGCGGGGAAGACAGCGACGAAACGGGCATCATCGTCGCAGGCATCGGCGAGCCGTTCGAGCGCGAGCACGGAATCTACGCCGGCCCGCGAGGGCTGCACGGATACGTGTTAGAGGACGCTTCCGGCAAATTCACGCCGCTCGAATGGTCTCACAAGGTCGCTCAGCTCTACCAGCAATACCAAGCGAACGCGGTCATCGTCGAGGTCAACCAAGGCGGAGACCTCGTGGAGTCGAACCTACGAGCTGCGAAGATTGACCTGCCGATCACGAAGATTCATGCGAGCAAGGGCAAGCGGACCCGCGCTGAGCCCGTCGCCACGCTGTACGAGCAGCATCGCGTTCACCACGTCGGGGCTCTCGAGAATCCGAAGGTCGGAGAAGACGACGACCGATGCCCGCTTGAGACGCAGCTCTGCACGTGGGAGCCGGAGAACGTTGAGGGCGACAAGCGCACGACGCAGCGCAGCCCCGACAGGCTCGATGCGCTCGTCTACGCGCTGACAGACCTGATGGTGGACACCGGCCCCTCGCCGCCGCTCGCAGATTTCGACCCGTATAGGCCAAGCGCATGACTCGATTCGTTGAGCAGTACGAAGCGACGCGCAAGGCGTTCCTCGCGGCATGCGAGTCGACCCGCAAAGCTTCCGCAGAGCTCGCGGCGCTCGTCAGTCTCGGCGTGCCGATGCCTATCGTAGCATCCGCTCGCGTACTGACCGGGCTCCTCGCTCAGGCCGACAACATTCGCCGCACGCTAGACGAATACGAGAAGCAGGCACATCTGCGCAAGGATTAGACCGAGCATGGCGACCGCGCAGGACATCGCTCGAATCTACACGAGCCCACGCGCGAAGAAGCTCAACGAGCTCGACGCGTATGTGCAGTGCACGCAGTACGACGGCAAGGTCCCCTGGTTCGATACCGCGAGTGACTGCCCCGTCTTCGAGCGCAAGCCGTGCGTCAACTACCCGATCGTGCGAACCGCGAAGGCGAGTCACGTGCACTTCGTGCTCGGTGAGGGCCACTGGCCAAAGCTGACGTGCTCCCCGTCCGAGGACGATGAAAGCATCGAGGCGGAGTGGGGACTCGGCGCTGATGACTCCAGGGTGTTCGACACGTGGATAAACGTTGTTCTCGTCAAGTTCGCGAAGCTCAAGACGGTAGTGCGCGAGGCTCTTGGCGACGCCATGGGCTGCCGCAGCGTGGCCATTGTAGCGAGCGTGCGCAGGGGCCAGCTCGTCGCGGAGACAGTCAAGGCTTCGTGGTGCACGCCGGAACTCGATGAGTGCGGCGAGGTACTATCGCTAGAGATTCGTTACCCGTACGTCGTCACGGCGAAAAACCCGGCCACGCGTGAATACGAAGACACATGCTACCTTTATCGCCGTGTCATCACCGCGACGGAAGACACCGTCTACCTGCCAGGGAAGACGGACGATCGTGGCACTGAGCCTGACTGGAAGCCTGACGCGAAGCGCTCCAGCGTGCACAACCTCGGCTTCTGCCCGGTCATCTGGTACCCATTCCTCAAGCCGTGCAGCGTCGTCGGCGACGTCGATGGCATCGCCATCCACGAGCACCAGCTTGGCGAGATAGACTGCCTCAATCGAACGTTGAGCCAGCGTCACCGCGCCGCGGTCACTGCTGGCGACCCGCAGATGTACGAGGCCGGAGTAGGGCCTGACGAGCAGGTGGGGCCGATGGGCCGAACGGCCAGCGTCACGCCTCGCGGCGGCAAGGTCACCGCGGACGACGCCAACTCCGACCAAAGCACGAGCGTCTACAATCGACCCGTACAGACCGCCAGCGCCCGCAAGAAGGGGCCTGGCATCATCTGGCGGTACAAGGACGACAAGGCTCACGCGGAATACCTGACGCTCCCCGGTGACGGCACGAAGGTGCTGACCGAGGATGGTCAGGACCTGCGGGAGAAACTCGCTGAGTCGCTCTTCGCCGTCTTCGTAGACCCGAGCTCGCTGAAGATGCACGCCGCGATGAGCGGTAAGGCGCTCGCCTTCCTGTTCACACGTCAGATCGGATTCTGCGACGCGATACGCGAGGACGTGGCGGACAAGTGCTTGCTCGCCATCGTCTCGCTTCTGCTCCGCATTGTGAGCAAGGTTGGCTCCAAGAAAGGCGCGCTGCGCCTGCCTGGGCTTACCAATATTCTGCCCATCCTCGCGCGCTTCGAGCAACAGAACGACGCGGGCGCAACGGAGTGGCTTGCCCCTCGAATCGATCCGGTGTGGGGCCCGTACTTCGCTCCGAACGAGCAGGACCAACTCTTCGTGGTGCAGCTCACCACGGCAGCGAAGGATGGTGGGCTCTGCACCACGCAGCAAGGTGTCGACAAGCTCTCGAAGGAGGGCGTTTTCGAGGTCGGCTCCGCGGGTGAGGTAGTCGATGCCATCAAGGCCGAGACGGCCGAGAACCAGAAGGCCGCAATGGCCACGGCGCACGCGCTTGGCTCGGCGTCGGGTGAAGCATACGGCGACAATGACAACGCCGGAGGCTTAGATGGCGGAGCAGCAGCCGAACCAGTCTGACCCGCCGACGAAGGCCGAGCACCGCAAGGCGGTAATCGCTGCCGGCCTGATGTTCTATACGCTGGAACGTGCGGCGCAACTGTCATTGGCGGCCGTAGCGTCGGTTGCGGCATCACTGGGCCGCGCGAATGCGCACGACACCGCGGCCCTCATCGCGCTTGCCGAAACGTCTGCGATTGTGCGGGTGCGCAAGTCGGCTCGCGCGAAATCCGCCGCATCATTCGAGGCGCAGGCCGGACTGTCGAGGGCTGCACTCAAAGACCCTATCGCACTCGACACTGCTCGAGCACGAAAGGCCGCGACCTCACTTGGCAATCAGTTCTCTGAACTGGTGACCAAAGCGAGAGCGGAACGGGTGGCGTCACGTCTCAAAAACGAAGAAGACGAGGGACGGGCCGGACAAGGCCCCCTCCGCATTCCTGGTGTACCCACCGCTACCGAGCGCCGCGAAGAGCGCAAGATAGCCACCACGCATCTCGAATCTAGCATTGACCGCACGGCAGCTACAGAGGTAGCGGACGCGTGGAATCACGAGACGCGACGCATGGTCGACCACTGGACTGCGCGCGGCGTTGACATCGTGACCGTGTGGAACGCTGAGGCGGACGCGTGCGACAAGTGCCACGCGCTGCATGGCCTAGAGATTGAGGCTGACGAAGACTTCCCCGAAGGCGACCCACCATTGCACCCGCGCTGCCTACCGGGGGACGCTCTTGTACTGACCGGTGGTGACGTCACGGGCTCTTGTGAGCGTTGGTATGAGGGAGACCTCATCATCATCCGCACGGCCAGCGGCAAGCGTCTCGCCTGCACCCCGAACCATCCGGTACTCACGGGTCTTGGATGGGTCAGCGCGGGACGCGTCAACGTAGGAGGCCACGTAATCAGCGACGCTCGCGTCGATTGGATGCTCCCGCTTGGCGCACACGATGAGCACGTCCCATCCCGCATCGAGGAAGTAGCGTACGCGTTTGGGGTCTCGGATGGCGTGAACGCCATGACGGTGCCACTCTCCGCCCCAGACTTCCACGGCGACGGGGCAGGCAGCAAGGTCGCAGTTGTATGGGCCGATCGCCTTCTGCGGAATACAGACGATGCCTCGCTCACGGAGCAACGCGGTAAGTTGAACTTCGTACGCACTGACGGTGAGAGGATTTGCTTCGCGGGCCTGAGCCCGGAGGATGAGCCTTTCGACGGGCTGCGTCGTGCCGCGGACAGCCGCGTGCGCGGCGGCGACCTGCCGGTCCCGTGCCTCGCCGACCATGCCGGACCACTTGTGTCGCTCGGCTTCGGAACGTCCGCGAGGCTCGAAGCCAGCAGCAACGAACCGATCGTAAATAGCCGGCCGGCTGACACCGAGCCGCTTGCTGGCGGCGAGCACGGACTCACCGTCACGGTGGCGCCTGATGAGGTCATCGGTGTCGATCGTGAGCCTTTTCATGGGACGGTTTTCAACCTCGAGACGGGGTCCGGGACCTACCTAGCACAAGGCATCGTCACACACAACTGCCGTTGTCGACTTGACATTCACGTGAGGGACTGACGCATGCATGAGCCCGAAAACGACACGCAGCCCGATGCATGCTCCTCCCCGTGCGTCGGTGAACTACTTAGCGTCGCTGGCTCCGCGGAGCGCTCGATTCTCGTCCACATGCGCGGCGTGACCATCCACATCGCGGACGTCGAGATTCTCTCTGACCCGATGTGGTCCGAACCTGCTCACGAGGATGACTGATGGGATTTTTCGTCAAGCAGTTTCGCGAGTACACGCCGTTGCAAAACGTGCGTGACCGCTACATCCTTCAAGACCAACTCACGGCTGCCGCGGCTGCGTCCGGCGCCATCACGGTCCCGGTTGGCAAGAGCCTGACGGTCGACATTGTGGCGATTGCCACTGTCAAGGCCAAGGGGACAGGCGCGAGCGCAAACGTCGGCGACACGTTCGCGTGCCGTGAGCGAGTGACCGTCAGGAATGTAACGGGGACCGCCACCGTCGTCCCCACCACCGGCGGCGTTCCGTGGGTTGACGCCGATACGTCAATGACCGGCACCGGCCTATCGATGTCCACTTCAAACGGCTCGCTCGTCGTGAGCTACTCCAACCCGTCGACCATCGGCACGGGGACGGCGGGCATCGCCGCGTGGGCAATCGAGGCGGACGTCATGGTGAGCCAGTGAAAACCGCCCAGGTGCTGGGCACCATGCTCGCCGTGTATGTGACCCTGCTCGTCGCGATGCTTACTGGCGGAGGGTGCCAGGACCACGATAAGTTCGGCGCCGCCACTCCAGCAGGCGTAGTTCCGGCCGAATGGGTAGGCTCTAACGGCTCTTGCGTGAGCGCTGATGGCGGGTCGTGCACCATACAGCTTGCGCTTCCACAATCGAGCGTTGGTACCGCCTACATCTACGTCGCGGGCCAGTCGCCCGTGTACGACGGCGGACACCTGAACGGCGCGACGGTCAAGTACTCATGCGGCGTGCAGACGTACGACGCAGGGTTCACCATCCTACGCGCGTGCACCGCCACCGAAGCGCTTGTCTTCTCCGACGCGGGGACCGTTGACTCAGCGTTCACTACGGCCATCGCGCTCGTAGATGGCGGTGTCGCCGCCACGGTGCGAGCCCACAAGCTTGTGCACGCACCCACCACGTGGAAGGCTACCGAGCAGTTCGTCGGGGTGCCGTAAGTGGAATTCGATTGCCATGGCTGCGGCAAGCGCGTGTGGGCTGACATCGTCGACTCGCGCAGCGACGGCGGCGGGAAGGGCTCGGTTGCGGGCCTGTCGTTCGCGTATGTGTGCTCGTGCTGCCATACGCCACTTGGTCCTGTGAAACGCGATGAGACTCCGACCGCGACGGCGCGCGCGTCGATTCCGGTGCAGCCAGGCACCACGACGATCGGCGTTAGCTACTCACCCGCAGTGGTGGATGCTCGACTGAGCGGTCACGACATCGTGAGCCAGCTACGCGCACGGCTCGATGCGGTCGACACCGAGCTCGCCAAGGCCGACGACCTACGCATCGAGCGCGCCACACTCAAGCGGCTTCTCGCCGCCGCTGACCGAAAGCCTAAGACGAAGCCATGAGCCACACTATCTGCCAGGCTTGTAAGTCTGCCAACGAACTGACGCATGACGGCAGCCGGCCGCTGTTCTGCCATCACTGCGGCGAGGGATCGTTTCAGTCGCAGTGCGCACCGTTCACGGTCGAAAGCTCCCCAGACCTCGACAGCCTCGGCATGGTCGAGGTAGCGATCACCAAGAGCGACCCGCCCGAGAGCTCGGCCGCGGCAGAGATTCCTTGCACCGTGGTCGAGGTGTCGTTCCCGCTGGACGTGGACCCGCCCGACACTCCCGCACCGCCACCATTCCCGGACGCTGAGGCGCCTACGCAGGTCGACACACCGAAGAGCAAACGACAGTTGAAGCGCGAGGCTCAGATGGCCGCCGCAAAGGTGCTCGGCACGCCGCCGCCCGCCGACGAGACCGAGGAGTAAAACCATGGGAAGTTCTAACGTTCAGATTCAGGCGGGCCGCTTCTCGCAAAAACTCGCGGGCATCGTGGGCCTGGTAATCACTCAGCTCGGGAGCTTCCGCGTCGCGCAGCTCGAAGGTGAGGGGGACGAGGCGCTTCGCGCCGGCAACGCCTTCCTATACAGCGCCACTGGCTCGACAGGACAGGCCCCCGTTCAGGCCATTCCGACGACTACGGCGCAATGGCTCATCTACAACCCTACGGCCAACACGGTTGCCTGCATGCTGGACAAGATCGGCATGCTGCTCGTGTCCGGCACTGCCGGCGCTGGCGGCGCCATGTTCGCCTGCCCCGTCACTGCAGCCAACGTTCCGGCCACTACCCCGACTGCGGTCGCATCGAGCGTGAGCCGCAACCGTTCGCCCATCTCGGCCGCCACGTCGCAGATAATCATCGCAACGAACCAGACGCTACAAGGCATCGTTGCGTCGGACTGGTTCCCGATTGCGGAGATGAATCCGCTCGGGACCGTCGCCGCGCAGACGTTCTTCGAGACCGCAGAGGTGCCGCGCGGGAAATTCCTCATTGACCCAGGAACCGGCCTCGCGCTCTGCGTGATCTCTCCGTCTGGCACGTCGCCTACGTTCGCCCCGTACGCCGTGGGCCGTGAGTACACTCAGGACGTGCAGTGAGCGCAGCTACCCCCGTCCCGCTGACATGCTCGCTAGTGGTTCCTGCCACGGGCAGTACGACCACGGCGAGCGCAGTCCTCGCGGCGGGATGGCCAATCTCTGGAATGGTCATCATTGCTGCGTTGCAGGGGATGAGCGGGCCCAGTCTCGACGTCTACATTCAAGAGTCGTGGAACTACGGCACGCCCGGCGCCGCCGTGGCCTGGTCAGACGTCGCGCACTTCCCACAGGTGCTCGGCAACTCTGGTCAGGTCACGACCCGCGTGAGCATCACCACTCCGGGCCACGCTGAGCCTGAGACGGTCGGTACCGGCACGACCGCTGCACCCGGTGTCGCGCTTGCTGTCGGCACCTTCTGCGATGGCCCGTGGGCACCATGGCTGCGAATTGTCGCGGTCACCGGGTCTCAGACGCCGGCATCGCCAGTCACGCAGACAATCACACTGTACGCCTGGCGCCCAGCGCAAGGCTCGTAATACCCCGCTTCACCCTTGGCCCGTGCGGCCTGAAAGAGAATCATCATGGCTGCTGTCGCTGGCGTCTGCTCCAACGCGTTCGGTTTCAACACTCCCGCAGGCCCTAAGACGGCCACCACGGAGAGCACGTACGCGGGTCGAATTGAGAACTGCATCGTGCCCGTGACCTTCACCGGCACCTACGTGCAGGGCGCTGGCGCCTTCACGATCTCGAACGCGAACCTCGCCACGGCCATCTCCGGGTCACGTCGCGACGGCGCGACCATCACGATTCTCGGCGCGACCGGCGCGGCTCCGGGGCTCGAAGGAACAACCACGCCGACCTTCACGTATCCGCTCGCCGTGACCTACGCGGCGGTCGGCAACGCGGTGACGGGGCAGCTCTACGGCGCCGACCTCGCGACGGAGCACGCCGCGACGGCGATGCTCGCGTACACCGCCCCCATCCTGTTCTCCGTCACGTTCTCCGCGCAAGAGAACGTCTGAGTCTTGGCGTCACGCTCGTAGGTCTCCAGCCTCGAGCGTGGGCCAACTGTTCTCGCGGGCCTCAGTAAAAGACCCGCACTCCACTACGCCCCGGGACGGTTTCCCGTGAAGGAGAAGCACCATGGCCGATGAAGTCGAAACCACACCTGCGCCCGTAGTCCACGCTCCCGTCGTCGCTACCGCGGTGACCCCACCTGCCGCCGTCGTGCCGCCAGCACCCGCGAGCGCCGCAGACCCGGCCTGGCTGCCGGATCGCATCGCTCAGGCGAAGCGGAGCGCGGAGGCGGACCTGCTGAAGTCGCTCGGCTTCGAGTCACCCGAGGCAGCCAAGGCCGCAGGTGCCGCCGCGAAGGCAGCCGCCGACGCGAACAAGAGCGCCGAGCAGCGCGCCGCAGAGGCCACCACGCAGGCCGCGACATCGAAGGCGCAGGCAGACGCCGCGCTTACCGTCGTCGGCTCCCACGCGGGTCGACAGATGGCTGCGCTCAGTCCCGAGCGTCAGATCGCCGTCAAGGCCATCGCGGGCGACGACCCGGTGAAGCAACTCAGCGCGATCGATGCGCTACTCCCCACATGGGGCGCAGCCGCTACAGCCACCGCGGCGGCAGTGACCGCAACGGCCATTGCCGCCGGTGCCTCGACAAGCGCCGCAGGCGGAGCCCCGCTGCCCGCCCTGACCGTCGCGCCCGACAAGGCGCAGACGCTCGAAGCTCTGGAGAAGAGCAACCCAATGCTTGCAGCGACATTCGCGCTGCGCAATGCCCGTGACATCTACGGGAAGAAAACAGAATAACCGTATTACGGCCGGCGCGGCCTTGACTTAGCGCAACGAAAGAAGAGTTAGTCATGCCCCTCGTCAGCCGTGCATCCCTCGGCGCAGAGTTCCTCGATCTCACGTCGAAGCGCCTGCTCGTCCAGCCCAAGCCGCAGTACCTCTACGCCCAGTTTTGGAAGATGAGCCTTAGTGCCGGCTTCGCGAAACTGAGCGGCTCGCTCGGGTGGCGTGCGCCCGACATCGGCACTCCAGGCGCGCCGTATCCCGAGGCGGACAAGGACCGACTCATCCTCGATGACCCCAACTTCGCTGGCGTCATCGTTACGGTGCCTGAGCTCTCCGAGCAGGGCGCGCACACCATCAGATTCAACCGGCCGTACTTCCTCAATTCGTCCTACTCGCAGGCGAACCGCGAAGTCGCGAACGGCGCCGTCATCTCGACCACGCCGATCAACGTCGGCTCCGAGCAGGTCAGCATCACCACGAAGCGATGGGCGGGCCCGTACGACAACGTGACGCAGAACGCGGTGGCGCCGTATGGCGTCGACCGCTTCGACGCGAACAAGGGACTGCACTCCGTCGCGGAGCTCGTCGGCACGCAGCTTCAGCGTGACTTCGACAGGACGATCGACTCGTTCATCGGAAGCTACCTCGACCTCGGCAGCACCATCCTCTACGCAAACGGGTACAGCGCGGACACCGGCTTCTACGGCGGCGCCACCACGGGCGGCATCAACGCATCCGGCTACGGCGAGGCACCGATGTCGCTCAACCTGCTCTCGCAGGTCGAGAAAACACTGGACAACGCGAACATCCCGACATTCCCGGACGGGAAGCGCTGCATCGTCGTGAGCCCCACGGCAATCCAGGAGCTGAAGGACGACCCGCAGTTCATGAAGATGGCCGAGTTCCACCCGCCCATCAACTTCGTGCTCGCGCAGTCGTACTACAGGACGGTCGGCGGGCTGCACATCTTCCGCTCGACCACGCTGCCGACCACGACCAACGGCAACACCGGTCAGACGGTCTACCACGCGCAGGCGTTCGGTCCCGGCGCGATGGGCTCCGGCGTTTCCGAGATGCCGAGAGTCGCAAAGTCGAGCGCCGACAATTACGGCGAGTGGGCACTGGTGGTCTGGCTCATGTACGCCGGATTCCAGCTCTTCGACAACCGCATGATTGTCGACGTCCACCACAACTGAGGTCGCCTCACGCAACGGGCCGCACGGCCACAAGTCGCGCGGCTCGCGCGTGAGACCAAAGGAACACGAACATGCTCCGATACCCCTCAGCCTACGTCTACCAGAACCAGGCCCCCAGCGGGACGCTCAACTGCGTCGGCGCCTCGGGCACCGTCGTCGCCGCGGGACTCGCGCTCGACTCGGGTCTTTGCGCCTCGGACAGCCTCGCTGCGCTCGTCACGCTCGCGCCCGTCACGGCCACGCTCACCCTGGCATGCCAGTGGCAGGTCAATGACGCAGGAACGTGGATCAACTGCCCGACAAGCAACGGTGCGCAGCCCGTAGTACTCGCCACCGCGTCCAGCAACTCGCCCGTCACCGTGCTGATTCCGGCGCCAGCAGGCCTCACCGCAGGCTCGCGTCAGGTTCGCATGTCAATCGTGGGCGGCGGCACCACTGCCGTCACCGTCACGGACACGTGCAGCGTCAGCTACGAGTTCCGCGCCCCCGTCACCATTATGGGCTGACCGCCCATGGCCCTCCTGACTAGCGAGCTCGAACGCATCAAGTTCGAGACTGGCTACAACCTGCTCACGCTATCCGCGCTGCCGTACGCAATCGACGGCATCACGCAGATATTCGAACAGGTTATCGGCCCGTACCTGCAAGCGGGAGAGCTAAACCACAGCGCGACGGCCGTCAACGCGGTTGCTGCGCCAGGCCTGCCAGCACTTGTAACGCTGACGCTTACCCAGTCGCCGACGCTTATTCAGGTCGGCGACATCCTGGTAGTTGACCAGGGCGTAACGCAGGAGTTCACGACAGCGCAGTCCGTGTCAGCCTCGGGGCCATGCACGGTAACGTGCGCGCTCCTGAATCAGCATCAGGGTACGTTCCCTGTCACCGTTGAAGGCGGAGAGGCCATCGTGCGCGAGATGCTTCGCGAATGCATGGCGGTCGGCTGGGCGCTCGGCAAGAGCAAGAACCGTATGGGCATTGCGTCGGCCGATGAGGTAAAGTTCTTTGCCACGACGTCGACGCAGCTCGGCACACGTGGTGAGCTGCTGGAGTTGCAGAAGCACTGGCGGGCCGAGCTTTGCTCCGCGTGCGGAGTAGAGAACCTGCGAGCCATGCGCGGCGGCGACACGGGCGGATCCGGGCTCTGCGAGAGCTACTGATGTCGTTCGCATCCGAACTGCTGTCTAGCCTCGACGAGATTCGCGCCATCCCTGACGAGCTCGGCCTTCGTCCGTTCTCCGTCGTCGTCCGCGTTGTCACGTGGACGCAAGGCCGGCCTGGCCTCGCGGGCTCGTTGAGCAACTACACGGACACGCCCATGCTCACGGGAGGCAGCCATAGGCCAAAGGTGCGGCAGGTCACCGCAAAAGACATCATCGCGTCTGGCGGGCTGTACCACGCGCAGGACATGAAAGTGGGCCCGCTGACACCGAGCTACCCGTCTACGCAGCAGAACGGCGAAGGCGGCGGCGTGATGTACAGCACGATTGACCCGCAGGTCACTGGCGCCACCGTCGAGATTTACTACGGCCTATCGGGTGGCAACCTGCCCGGCGAGCATGTCTGGTACGACAAGCTCAGCGACACGACGGACCACGCACTCAACTCGACACTCGTCCTGCGCCGCTCTGCGGTGCAGAATCCAGGAGGAGCGCCTTGATTCTGATTCTGCCGCCGTTCGTTCGCAGGACCGCAGGACCGTCGAAAGAAAACGATGATGCGCATGACCGCTACATCGCGCTCGTCCAATCGTGTGTGACCGACCTCCGCTGGCACCGGAGCCGTCACAAGTGACATGGGAAGTGCGGCTGGGGCCGTCGACTGACCCGCTTTGGCTTCAGCTTGTCGACGGCGACCGCGCGACCTTCGGGCCGCACCCGCGCAAGTACCGCTCTCGCAGCTTCGCTGAGGCGGCGCTCAAGAAGGCCCGGCACATCATCATCGGGCAACCGCTGACCCTCGTGGAGACGCCCTGAATGGCCATTGTTGATATGTCCGTCAAGATGACCTCGGTCGGCCGTCTCGCCGCGAAGGACATGGGCACGCACGGCGGGCTTTGTATCCGCATGCGCCCGCTCTCGCGCGACGAAGCCGTCATCCTCGGGTTGCCTGAGGATTCAACGTGGGCGTGGGCACTCTGCCAGCCTAGAGCCGGTCAGCCAGACGCGCTCATCAAGGGCGGCGTTTCCGATTCTTACTCCGCGGCATCCGCCGCGGGTGAAGCAGAGCTCCGCAAGCGCAACACGCAGCGGGACATGCAACGCGCAGGAGTGACTTACAATGGCTCAAGCCCCCCCGTACATCTGCCCCGGTTGTGACCAGCCCTGCCCGTTCCCCACGCAGTGCTTCGAGGCGCTCGTTCCGGGCACACCGGAGAGCGAGGTCGTGGTCTCTTGCGGGTGCGGTACCCAGCACCTCCTGACCCGCGCTAGCGGCGCCGTGGTGCGCGTGCCTGCCGGCGTGACCGTGGACCCGACGTGGCACGTGAAGCGTGATGCGAAGACTCGAGAAGCCCGCGCCGCAGAGGCCGCGGAGCACGTCGCCAAGGTCGCCGCCCTAATCAAAGAGGGCAAGTGCCCGCACTGCTCCGGCAGCGGAAAGGTGGGCTGAGCTATGGCATCCGGCAAGAACGAGGCGCTCTCGCAGCTCCTCCTCAATTTCCTGTTCAACGGTGGAACGTTCACCGCGACGTCGAGCATCTATCTCGCGCTCTTCTCCGTCGCTCCAAGCATCTCCAGCAACGGCACCGAGGCCACCGGGACGAGCTATGCGCGGCTCGCTGTCGTGGTCAGCACGACCACCAACTTCGCGACCATCTCAGGCAGCACCACGACCGTTCAGAACGCGGTAGCGCAGACGATGGCGACGGCCGGGGGCAACTGGTCGTCGTCGTCGAACATGACCGACGCCGGCTTCTTCACGACCAGCGGCGGCTCGACGCTCCTCTACTGGGGTGACCTCACGGTGGCCAAGCCCATCCTCAACGGCGACACGCCCAGTTTCGCAATCAACGCGATCACGGTACAAGAGCTTTAAGGCTTTGACCTGCGCACGCGCTGCGGCGCCAGAAAGGCGCCATGTCTGACCCGTTCTATCCGATAGTCCTCACGAGCAACCTGGTCCCAGGACCAACAATCTCGGCGTGGACGACGGCGGTCACGGTGCTCGACGCGGCGGACGTCGTCCCGCTCCCCGGGAACTTTCTGAAGATCGGCCGCAAGCTCAAGATGACGGCGAGCGGGACCATCACGACGACGTCGGCGAGCGCGAACGGCACGATCACGTTCCAGGCGATGATGAAGACTTTGCCCGGCACGGGCGGGACGAACGTCGTGGCGTGGACGAGCGGCTCTATCCAGCTTGACACTGCCGCGGTGACTGGTGTCGGCTGGAAGATGGAGACTATTCTTCGCGTCGGCGCGGTCGACGCGGTGCAGGGCACTGCGGCGGGAACGCTCGCCGGACGCGGCACGGTAGTGGGCCTTCCGTTTCAGCTCGGGTCCGGCGTCGTCAATGCGACAGTTTCTGACGACATCATTATCATGCCGGCCGCCTCGTCGGGGCAGGGCACGGCGTACGCATCGAGCTCGCCGCTGTATCTCGATTTGTGGGTAGGCTTCTCAGTCGCGAACGTCGTGCTAATCGAGGATTACACGGTCGAGCAGTTGAACTGAGGGGCTGACCGATGTCCGGTCCCGGCATTCGCGGCGCACTGCTTCAGGGCGTGGCCCCGCTCACGTCAGACCCGGTCACGGCGGGGCAGGTGCCGCCGCTGGGCCGTGCTGCCGGGCGTCCGGGCACGCCGGGCTCACCGCCTCCGTTCTGGCTCGGGGACGGCCTCCTCGGGCCGACGCTGCCCGCGCTCGTCGTCACGCAGATTCAGCTCACGGCGGGCACGACGTGGGTGGTGCCGTGGGATTGCTACTCAGCGTTCGTCGAGGTGTTGGCCGCGGGCGGGAGCGGGTCCGCAAGTTCCGGCGGAGGTTCGGGCGGCGGCTACTCCAACGGTGAAGTCCAGCTCACGCCTGGCGCATCGATCCAAATACAGATTGGCGCGGCCGGATCTGACTCGTGGTTCAACGGGACTAGCGTAGCGGCATCCAGTGTCGGCTCGCATCATGGCATTGCGGCAAGTACCGCAACAGGTGCTGCTGCGCCAGCGGCGGGTGTTGGGTCCGTCACGAATGTCGGTGGCGCAGGCGGAAGCGGAGTTGGTGGTGCGGGTTGCGGTGGTGGCGGATCTGCGGCATCACCTGCGGGTAATGGTTTTGCGGGCGGAAACGGCGTTACAGGTGGGGGTGGGGGTGGGGGTGGAGGTA